AGCCAATGAAATCCGTAAATTTACTAATAAACCTGTATTATGTGTTCCAGATAGACTCGATTTAGAGTTTTATAAGGAGAGAAAGTTCCACGAAGGAGAAGCAAAATGGGTTGTTTGGTATGGATATTCAAGTAATTATGAGCTTTTGAAGCCTGTTTTACATTTCTTAAAGAAGTTTAATTTAAATCTTATTGTTATATCTGATAAGGGTTTCTCATTGCCAGTTAGTATAGGTGATAGCATAGAATTGAGGAATTTGCCTTGGAATATAGATACTGTAAATCAAGATATCTTAGAGGGTGATATAGTGGTGAACCCGATGGATACTAGTAGAAAATGGAAGTATAAGTCTAATAATAAGACTATTGCTGCATGGGCTTTGGGTATGCCAGTAGCTCATGATATTGAGGACTTAAAGCGACTTATTAATCCAGATGAGCGAAAGAAGGAATCTAAAGAAAGATTAGTTGAGGTAAAAGAGAAGTATGATATTAGGTTGAGTATTCCAGAATACAAGGGATTGATTGAAGAAATAATTAAAAATAAGTAATGTCAAATTCATTTGAGAATGAGCTAAAGAAAGATGAAGGTAAGTTTTATATTTGGCATTGTCCTAATTTAGATTGTAGAACTAGGGGTATAGTTTTATTCAAAACAGAGCTTCCATATATTGCAGAAGGGAAAATCAAATGTATCAATTGTGGAAAACTTTATACATTTACTGAAATTTATAGAGAAAACAAGCGTAATTTTGACCGCTATTTGGAGAAAATTAGTGGTGGTACTAAAAAACTTCCAAAACGCCAACAAAAAGCTTGACAAAAAATTGGTTAAATTGATATAATATATACAATAGGTGTAGTATATTATTATTGTCATAATATAGGTGGCGTATTTGTATGTGTTTAAGGACACAGAACTAGTACAAGCACCAAGAGTTAAGGCTCAAATGCTAAACAGTATTTGGGCTTTTAAATTATATGACTAACATATTTCGAAGAGTGTATAATGCTGCCTTGAATCGTGAAAAAGCGACAGGTAGTAATACAGATAAAAAACCGTATATTCCAGCTACTCATGAAGCACAGTCAATTGCTCATGGTTCGAGTACAGCGAAAAACAAAGCATTAATCAAAGAAATGAAAGGGTGGGTTGGTGCTTGTGTTAATGTTATCTCTGATGAGATTGGTAATCTTGACCTTAGGTTATATGAGAAGAATGGAGAAAATATTGAGGAAGTTACTGAACATCCTGTTCTTGACTTGCTTTATAGAGTTAATGAGTGGACAACTAAGTTTGACCATTTCTGGCTAACACAGGCTTATCTTGAATTAGCTGGTGAAGCACCTTGGTTTATTGAAAGAGAGAATGGAGTACCAACAAATATTTATTTCCTAAGTCCTGATAAGATTACTCCAATAGTAGGAAAAGACCGTTTAGTTGATGGTTATAAATACAGAATTAGTAGTATAAAGGAAGTTATTTTAGATGTAGAAGATGTTATTTTCTTAAAATATCCTAATCCAGCTAATCAATTTAGAGGATTGGGAACATTAGAACAAGCTGCTAGTATTGTTGATTTAGACAATTTCTCGGAGTTATGGAATAGAAAGTTCTATGAAAATTCGGCAAGACCTGACTCAGTTCTTACTGTTAAGGTTGACCAAATGACTCAACAGCAGAAAGAAGAGCTGAAAACAAGTATTAGAAAAGCATATCAAGGGATAGATAAGTCCCACGGGACTATGGTTCTATTTGGTGATATGGAATTGGATACTTTTGGTTTTAGTCAAAAGGACATGGACTTTACCGAGCAACAGAAGTTTGGTAGAGATAAAATTTTAGGTATATTTAGAGTTCCAAAAGCTATTATTGCTCAGACAGAAGGTACTAATTTTGCTTCTTCAAGAGTAGCTACACAAGTATTTTCAAGATATACAATTACTCCTAAGATGGAGCGTTTGGTTCAACAGTTAAATGAATTCTTATTACCTTTATTTAAAGGTACAGAAAAACTATTCTTGGACTATGAGAATCCTGTTCCAGAAGATGAGGAATCAAAAGCAAAAGTATATAAAGATGCCCTAGAAGCTGGGTACATGACTATTAATGAAGTAAGAACACTTGAAGGTATGCCAGAAATTGAGGGTGGTGATACATTATATTTAAGTAATACTCTAGTTCCAATTGAACAAGTTGGTAAAACAGGAGAGCCATTAGTTGAGGCACAGATGAAAAGAGCAAAGGTTAAAGATGGTGAACAAAAGAAAATTACTCACAATAAATTTAGACATAGATTAAGAGAGAATAGAGCTAGAAATAAAGAAGAGATTGATAATGAAAAAATTAAGAAAGAGGTAAATGAAGTTGTTAAAGAAGTTATAAGAAAATCATATAGAGATATAGCACTTAAAAAGAAGGAGAAGAAGACTCCAAGACAAGTATTTACAGAAGATGAGAAGTTGGTATTTTGGAAAGTAAAGAATGATATCTACAAGTCATATTTAGAAGAAGTTGAAACTGCTTTCGGAGAAATTTTTGTTAAACAAGCAAAGATAGTTTTAACTAGTTTTCAGAAATATACTAAAGGAGTTAAATTAGATGTTAATCAGATTTATGAAGATATTAAGTTAAATGAGAAACAAGAAATAGCAAGAACAGTAGCCGTTACACTTCCAATATTTACAGCACTATATGAAGATTCGGGGAATGAAACATTTAGTCTCCTAGAATCAGAAATGGTTATGGATATGGACCGTGATGAGGTTAAGAAATTACTTAATACAAAGACTCGTCAAATGGCTAAATCAGCAACAGTTACTACTAATGAAGCTATAAAGCGTACTCTTATTGATGGTTTATCAAAGGGTGAGAATGTAAATGAATTAGCTAAAAGACTTAAAGGAGTATTTAAAGAAGCGGTTGATTCAAGAGCAGTAATGATAGCTAGAACAGAAACAGCGAGATATAATGTTCGTGCTTCTGAACAAGCATTTATTGACTCAGGATTAGTAGAGGGTAAAGAGTGGCAATGTGACCCAGACCCTTGTGCTCAATGTGCTACATTATGTGGTGCAACAATTGGGCTAGGTAAAACTTATCTTGAACAAGGAGGCAAAATCAATGAGGTAACATTTGACTACGAAGATATATTAGGTCCACCATTACATCCAAATTGTCAATGTGATTTGATACCAATATTTAAACCAATAAAGACAATTAAAACAAAACAAGAATCGGTGCAAAAGGAAGAGAAGTCAAAATAAAATAAGGTTAATTATTTTGGCGATAATTAAAACAGAAAAATTATGGACAAATATGAATTAAAAGCGATAACAGAGATAGATACTGAAGGTAAAATAACCGTTATTGCCAGTGATGAGAGTATTGACCGTGCAGGTGACTCTCTTAAAGTAGTGGATTGGAATTTCAAAAATTTCAAAAAGAATCCTGTATTACAAGCTGGACACGATTATCGTCCTCAGTTTACTATTGGTATTGCCAAGAATATAAGAATTGAAGACGAGAAAGTATTATTTGAAGCTGAATTTCATGACATTACAGAATTAGCTCGTGAGACTCACAAAATGTATCAAACAGGATTTTTGAAAGCGTGGAGCGTTGGGTATATACCTGCAAATGAAGAAGGTGGCAAAAATGAATTGCTAGAAGTTTCAGCAGTTGCCGTTCCAGCTAATGCTAATGCTTTAGTTATTGCCAAAGGAATGAACCTAGATGAAGAAAAAGAAATTGGAGAAAAACTTGATGAGTTTAAGAAAAAGACTTTAGAAGATGAAGCTCTTGAGGATGTTATAGAAGTTCCTAAAGAAGCTCTTGAAGAGGGTGAAAAGCTTACCGAAGAAGAGAAAACAGAGATTGAAGAAAATGCAGAAGAATTTGAGCAGATAATATCAATTACAACTCCCCCACCTGATGAGTTTGAAGAAGAGGCTGAAGAGGAAGAGCCAAAAGAAACTCCAGAAGAAGAGCCGAAAGAAGAAACTGAAGTAGAAACCAAAAATATTAGTGAGAGATGGAATAAGCAATTACCTGAAATATTTAACAAAGCATATGATATTAATGAGTTGCCTAGTACAGCATCTTCATATGATTACAAAGTGTACTCAGACTATCTTGGATGTAAGGTAAAGAATATCTATATAAATAGTTATTTGATTCCTTCTCCAATGTTAGGTACTTATTTAGTTGCACTTAGAGAGAAATTAGCTAAATACAAATTAAATGATGAGCGTAACTTATCATGGAATGGTGGAGAAACTCCATTAATGTATGAGCTTATTAAGCTTACTGCTGATAAGTCAGATGATTTCTTGATTGAGGGTACTCAGTTTTACGAGAAAGAATTGGATGGAGATAGATTCATTATTAAATATATTCCGACTTGGTATGGAATTGTAGTAGATATAATTTCTAAAACAAGTGATAGAAAATGGAATAAGGAGTTCTTACTTGGTATACATAAGTATGCTGATGAGAATAATCTACTAAAGGGACAAATCTTTTCTCTAAGTGGAGAATTTCTAGATGAGACATCTGATAGCTGGAGTGATTTAGTACTTCCGAAAGAAGTACTAGAGCCAGTACAAAAAGCATTAAGTAAACTTAAAAAAGATGGAGAGAATGCTAAAAGTAGAGGATTGATGTTCGTAGGAAAACCTGGTACTGGTAAAACAAAGACTGGTAAAGCAATGATGGGAGATGAGAAAGATACTTCATTTATATGGGTATCTGCAAAAGACTTCCACAGAATTGGTCCTTATACTGGTATTAAACTTGCTTTTGATTTAGCAAGAAAAACAGCACCAACTATCTTATTCTTTGAGGATATAGATAATTGGATTAAAGATTATGGAGTTGATTTACTCAAAACTGAGATGGATGGGATTAAAGAGAATAAGGGAATGGTTATCATTCTTACATCTAATACCCCAGAACAATTCCCAGATGCGTTAATTGATAGACCAGGAAGATTCCATGATGTATTAGACTTTCCGTTACCAGACAAGGGACTAAGAAAGACCATGCTATTAAAATGGACTGACTTAGATGAGAAGAATGAAATTGTCAATACAATAGTTGATAAGACAGAAGGTTATTCAGGTGCTCACATGAAGGAGCTTGTGGATTATGCAGAAATGATTATGGAAGACGATGAATTAAAAATTGGAGAAGCTCTATTAAAGAGCTTAGAAAAAATAATCAAGCAGAGAGAATTGATAAATGAATTGAAGAAGAAGGAAGTTATAGAAAAGAGTCCTGCTTGCAGAAAAGAAGGCGAATCACAAAAAGATTGTAGAGCAAGAAAAATTCCTGAAATTATAGCAGAGAATCCTGATATGGACCAGGAACAAGCAGTTGCTATTGCATTCAGTATGTGTAGAAAGCCTTGTAAGAAGGGTGTATGTGATACAGAGATTACACCAGAAATATTAGTAGAAGCCAAGCAACTCATAGATTTATGGGAAGTTATGGGCGAAATTAAAGAGGGACGCGTCATTTCAGGAAAGAATGCGAAGATAATTGGAGACGCAATTGGTAAAACAAAAGATGCTACTGTAGCCATGGAGAAACTTCTAAGCTTAACTAATAAGCCAGAAGATACTCCAAAAGGCGAAGGGAACAGAGGCATTCAAAATAACTCTGGTCGTCAACCCAAGGTGGTACAATTCCGAAAGGGACCTAGTGCTGATGAAATAGCGGTACGAGCCTTGCAAGATATTGCGAAAAAGACCAATATCGCGTTAAGCAAAACTAAAAATAAGAAATAAAACAAAAAATGAGTAAAAAAATCGTAAAGATTGATGGTAAAACCTACGTAGTAGACTCCGAAACCAAAGAGGTTGAAGAAGTCGAAGAGGAAACTCCTGTTGTTGAAGAAACTCCTGTAGAGGAAACTCCAGCAGAAGCTCCTATAGAGGAAACACCTGTCGAAGAAGCTCCAGTTGAAGAAGCTCCTATTAGTGAGGAGACAATTGAAAAAGCTGCTCAAGAGGTAGCTGTTAAATTGGGATTGGATGACATTAAAAAGTCAATTACAAAACTTGAGAAGAATGAAAATCTTAGACCTTCGGTTCTTTTGAACTTGCAAACTCTATTGCAGAAAGACCTTAGCGAGATGACAGCTGACGAGAAAATCGTTGGATTCTTCCAAGCTATGTTGGCTAATGATGTCGTTGCTTTAAAGGCACTTTCTGAAGGTGTAGCTGCAGATGGTGGTATCCTTGTTCCTGATGAGTTCCGTGCGGAAATTATCCGCGACCTTGCTGAGGGGAACTACATGAGAGGACAAGTTAGAGTAATTCCTATGAAGAGAGACACAATGACGATTCCTACTTTGGAATCTAAGCCATTAGTTTCTTGGACGGA